CAAACATTCTTTCATTGTAACGCTAATGATAATTCTTTAACACGATTTAGGCATCTGGTGGCTGGGCGCCGAGGAGGTAAAACTCTTTCGGCAGCGTGGGAAGTGCTTTTTTACTGCATGTATCCCGACCAGTTTCATAAGGATGCTTATGGGAAGGATTCTGATAATCCTCTTTGGGTATGGGCAACAAGTAAAGATTATAAGGTATTGCGTCCGGCTCTTTTAACTTTGCGTAAGGTTATTACGGAGGCTGGAATGTCTATCGGTAAGGATGTAAAAGAAAACCGGGGCGCAATGACCTTTGAATTTCCTAATGGTAGTCTTGTAGAGTTCAAGTCTTCGGATGATCCGCAGAGTCTTCGCGGAGCGGGCCTAGACATCCTTTGGATGGATGAGGCCGCATTCATTCGTAGTGAAGAGCCGTGGCAGGTCATGCGACCAGCCTTGTCAGACAAGCAAGGATTATTGATCACGACTACCACTCCAGATGGTAAAAACTGGTTTTATGAGGAGTTTTGGAATAAGGATGCTATGAAGGATCCTAATCAGGGTCGCGTCGAGTATCGAAGTATTGATAATCCGTACTTTCCGAAGAAAGAATGGGAGTATACTAAGCAGAGATACCACCCACTCTTGTTCGCACAAGAGTATATGGCCGCTTTCGATTCGATGGCTGGCCGCGACTTATCTGGCGAATGGTTAAAATACTACACAGAAGAAGAATTACCACGAAATAGTGATGGAACACTACAAAAACTACGCAAATATATGGGCGTAGACCCCGCAGTAAGCATGAGTGGGCGTGGTGACCGCTTCGTAATTAGCGTAGTAGGCGTGTCAGATAATAATCAAGTGTTCCTACTCGACCAGTACGCAGCAAAAATACCATTTGTAGAACAATTAGAACGAATTCAAGAGTATTATTTGCGTTATAATCCTGATATTATTGGTATTGAGTCTAATGCTTATCAGGCAGCCTTGGTCCAACAGGCTGAAAGGCTGCCAAGTATGCCTCCTATTGTGCCTATTTTTGCAAAAGGTAAGAAGTATGAGCGCATTATGGCTATGTCGCCGCTTTTTCGCATTGGTAAGGTGCGTGTGAAGGCTGAGCATAAGGATTTTATTGATGAGTGGATTAATTATGATGCGAGTATTAGTAATCCTAAGGATGACTGTTTGGATTCGGTAGAGATTGCGTTGCGTACGGCTGGTGCGTTGCTTGGAGAGTCGTTTTTTGATGAAAAACCAAGCAGTAGTAGTTTACCTGATTGGGTAATTAATGATAGACCTCAAGAAATTACTTCTGAGGACCGTTTTGTTGACGAAATGATGGGGAGCATGTGGTGATGGACGTTAATATTAATGAGAACCCTAATTTGTACGATTCTTTTACTAATAAGCGAATTAGTATTGGTAGTGTAATACTTGTTACTGATGTTGCTAATGTTTTTAAACGCAATTCTAGGGCGTATAAGGTTATTGAGGAGGATACTGTTGTTTGGCTCGCGGAAGCACTTGGATTTACTCTTATTAGAAATAATGAAGGAGATTCTGGAAACGCAGAGGTCGTGGACGGAGAAGATGCTGGAGTTGGAGCAGGAACGGTTGAGGCTGGAGAAGTTAAGGCTGGAGGGAAGTCAACCGCTAAACGACGTTCCTCTGGGACAGTTAAGGGTAAGTGAAGATGAGCAGGATGCTGATTGGGCGCTTCGTAATGGTATGATTAGTCCTGCTGAGTATAATAAGTTGTTAGAAGATTCTGGGTTGTTACCTACGGATATTGAGTTTATTTCCTAGTTAGGGGGTGTTTGCGTGGAGCAGTCTGCTGATAATAGTGTTGAGGATGTGCCGAGCGGGTATGCTCCTGCGGATTCTCTTGTTAAGAAGGTTGATGAGTTGCAGCGGCAGCGACACCTTTTGGAGCGTCAATGGAAGTTAAATTTGGCGTTTTATAAGGGTAAGCAGTATGTGTTTTATAATCGTAAGTCGCGGCGTATTGAGTCGCTTCCTACGGATGAGGGTGATAAGCCTCGTTATCGTGTGCGTCTTGTGGCTAATCAGATTGCTCCTCATTCGCATGGGTTGTTGGCGCGGCTTGTTAAGTCGAAGCCACAGTTTTATGCTACTCCTGGTCAATCCTCGTATGAGGCTATGAAGGCTACTGAGATTGCTGAGGCGCTTTTAGAGTACTGGTGGGACTCGTTTGATTTGTCGTCTAAGCGCGAAGAGGCTATGTTATGGGCGATTATTTGTGGTAATGGTTTTTGGAAGATTAGTTGGGATAATCATGTTGGTACGAGCGTAAAGACTATGATTGAGCCTGAGTCGGGTCAGCCTATTGTTAATCCGCTTATTGAGCATTTCTTTAAGAAGAATCTTGAGATGGTTGGTGTTGACCCTTCAGAGTTTGAGCGGGAGGTTTTTGAGGGAGATATTAAGGTGGATGTTATTTCGCCTTTTGATGTTCTTTTGGATGATTCTGCTAAGGTTTTTGAGGATTGTAAGTTTGTGTTTTGTTTGCATCCTATGACTCCTGATGATATTCTTAAGCGTTATGGTGTTAAGTTGAAGGCGGATAGTATTAATGAGTATCCTGATGAAACTTTGCCTGGTGTTTTTGGTAATTTAGAGGCTAAGTCGAAGAATAATGTTCGTATGGTGTATGTGGGTTATTTTCTTCCTGGTCCTAAGTATCCTGAGGGTCGTTATGTGGTGTTTACGAAGAAGCCTAATATGGTCTTGTATGATGCTCCTTGGCCTTTTCCGTTTAAGAAGTTGCCTCTTGTGAAGTTTCCTGGTGTTCGTGTTCCGGGACAGTTGTGGGATCAGAGTGTTGTTGAGCATGCGATTCCGCTTCAGAAGGAACTTAATCGTACGTTGTCGCAGATTGTTGAGTATAAGAATCTTACGTTGAAGCCGCAGATGCTGGCTCCGGTCGGTTCTTTGCGTCAGCGTATTACGGATGAGCCTGGTGCTATTTTTGAGTATAATCCTGTTGCTGGTCGTGTGCCAGAGGCTATTCCGCTTCCTGGGTTGCCTCCGTATGTGTATGATCATTTGCAGGATCTTGGTGCGCGTTTGAAGGATTTGTTTGGTTTGACTGAGATTCTTCAGGGTGATGTTCCTCCGAATGTTGAGGCTGGTGTGGCTATTGATCTTCTTCAGGAGGCGGCTGTGGATAGGCTTGCTCCTCAGATTCTTATGATGGAGAAGACTTTGGAGTTGGCTGGTAATCTTATGCTTGAGTTGGCTCAGAAGTATTATACGGAGCCTCGTATGATGATGCTTACTGGTCCTGGTGCTAAGCCGAAGATTGAGCGGTTTGAGTCTGCGGATATTCTTGCTGGTGTTGGTGTTAAGGTTGAGACTGGTTCTGGTCTGCCTCGTACTCGTGCGGGTCGTCAGGCTCGTGTGTTGCAGATGCTTCAGATGGGTATTATTAGTCCTGCTAAGGCGTATAAGTATCTTGACATGGCTGATTTTAAGACGCTTCAGGCACAGTTTCAGGCTGATGAGGAGCAGGCTATGCGGGAGCATGATAAGATTATTGATGCTAAGCCTATTAATATGGCGGCGCATCAGCAGGCTCAGCAGCAGTTGATGATGACTATGATGAATCCTGATGTTGATCCGTCTACGGGTCAGGCTCTTCCGGTTCCGCAAGAGTTGCTTCAGCAGAGTATGGATGCTGGTTTGCAGCCGTTGCCGTTTGAGAATCATGCTTCTCATTTGGAGACGCATGCGTTGTATATGAAGAGTCCAGAGTTTGATGAGTTGCCGCTTGATGTGCAGGAGCGCTTCCAGAAGCATTATATGCTGACGCAGCAGATGCTTGATCAGAAGAATCTGCCTACTGGTGAGCCTCCGCGTGTGTCGCTGCAACTTCGTGGTGCGGTTGGTCCTACGACTGGTTCTAAGATTATTGGTAATAGTGGTATTAAGAATGTTACGCCTCAGGAACTTCTTGAGCCGCCGCTTGATACTGTGGTTATTGATAATAAGGATAAGCCGAATGCTGAGTCTCCGGGGGCTGGTCCGATTGGTCAGTTCCAGGAGCGCGTTTCTCAGAAACTTACTGAGGATGAGATGATGCATGAACAGAAGATGCGTCAGAAGTATGAAGAGGAGATGAGCGGGGTTGGCTTCTAAACGAGTTGTTCAATGGTCCGCGCAAGATAAGGCTGCGGCGTATGTTCTTTGGATTAGTAATGAGAAGAATGTACGAAAAACGGCGCGTGAGTGTAATATTCCGCATGGTACGTTTAGGTATTGGGTAAAAGAGTGGGAAGAGGATGGACCTCCAGAGGAGGTGCTTGATGAGATTCCGGCACAACAGTATGAGTTTGTTCATCATGCTAATCGTGTGAGAGAATCTGCCATGAATAAGTTGGAAGAGTTGATTCCTGAGGCTGAAGTAAAGCAGTTATCAGCAATCGCTACTGTTGTTGGTATTATGGATGATAAGATTCGTCTTGCGTCTGGGCTGGCTACAAAGCGAACTGAGACTGTGCATACGCTTCCGTCGAGGGAGGATATGAAGGAACTTATGAGTGGTTTTGTTGATGGTCTTGTTGGTGCGGCTGAGGCTCGTGCTGGTGAGATTGTTGACGCCGAAGTCGTTGTAGAGCAACCCATAACGGGACTCTTAAGTAAAGGAGAAGACTGATGGCGGAGTTTGATTTAGAGGGCGCTACTGAGGCGCTTACTGAGAGTCTTCCAGCGGAGGATTTTCAGGATTCGGATGCGACTGTGGTGGAGGACAATCAGCCGGAGGCTGAATCCTTTACTGGCTTTGATCCGAATACGCTTCCTGAGGATTTGCAGAGTGTGTATCGGTCTATGCAGGCTGATTATACTCGTAAGACTCAGGAAGTTGCGGAATTGCGACGTTATAATGACTCGCTTTCCGAGTTAGGTGTTGATCCTAATGAGGCTGTTAATATTGTGGACTTCTTTAAACG